ATATCTTTTGTGTCAGAAGATATCTCATCTAATTTTGTCTCTAATCTTGTTTGCTTATGGGCGTCTGCTTTGGCTTTTTCAATTTCATCTTTTATACTAGTTTTACTAGCTCTAACATTTGCTAAAATTGAAAATACCAGCGTTAATATAATCCCGCCTATTGCAATTAATAAATTAATATCAACCATTCGTTATACCTCTATTCTTAAATTTACGGTATTCTTCAAGCACCTTTTCTAGAGTATGCTTACGGTCTAAATGTTTATAACCTGCAAGCTCTATCTCTTTCATAAGGTAGCGCTCAAAATTATCATAAGGTTCAGCTCTGCTATTAGTCATATTGTACCTCCTTATTAAGATAATGACTTGAAGTATTTGCCCTCAATTATATTTCCTGTATCTGCCCAAATATTATTATTTCCGACAAGCGTGCGAATTTGTGTAGGTGTGAGCTGATATGTGATTGGTTCATCTAATATGTAACATATTTTAATTGGATTTTCAGTTAAAAAAGCTTTTAATTCATCAACATCTGTTAAATCATCTGTTAATTTAAAATATATCTGTTTTAGATTACCTGTAAAAGAATATGTAGCTGGAATTCCCCACGATGTTTGCTGAATAACCTCAGTCATCATATTACACTTACTTCCCCATAATGAGGATGACGAAAATATTTTTGCATCTTCAGGAGCTTTAGCTTTAAAATTCATTTTAAAGCCACCCACTGCGACGTTTGAATTTTCATCAATTGTCAGCATCGCTCTATCCACTACCAACTCCCCACTCGTCGCATCAAGCGTACCGCCGTATACTGTGAGTGGATTATCACCGTCACGGAATTGGATGGTGTAGGTTGTGCCGTTGTATGGTTCGTAGGTTGTTGCGGTTGAACCTTCTTCAAGTTGCATATTGCTTAAATGTATTGTTCTGTTTGAGCCATACGATAGTTCAAGTTTTGCTATGCTTTTTCCCTCTGTTGATATAATTGAATTAAATCCAACAGTGTCCAAAGTGCAATATTTTGGGGTTATTGTACCATCCGTATATCTAATAATAACAACTAAAGCATTACCAATAGAACCATCTTGATCATAAGTAAAACTAAAGGTATATTGTGTATTTGGTTTAAATGCTAAATTTGGCACACCATTATTATATTTATCATGAATATATCCAGATGAACCGCTATAAACTCCATCGCTTACTGTCCATCCAGTACACTCTAATAGAATTGACTCATCAAACAAATTCTTCCCTGTCCTCATCACATTGCACTCATTCCATCCACTTATTGGGCAGATGTTGGAGTATGGTTCGTAAGATGTGGCGGTGGAACCGAGTTCGATTTGTGGTTTAATAACAATATTATTATATGTAATACCTGTTGCGTAGTCGAAATACATCTGTAAAGTCTTAGTGCTATCAAGAGTAAACGTGTATGTATTAATATCTACGCCGTCTGTTATATTGCGTAAGTGAAGATATGGCATATTATTTCCATAACTTGCTGTATATGTTCCAGCAGGAAGTTGAAAATTTGCTTCAGAACATCTTATCTGTCCGTTTCCACTTGCGGTACCGTTCACTGTTATAATACCATCCTTTATAGTGATAGTTAATTCAGCAGTTGAAATGGTATCATCATTCCTTGGTGGAATTTTATTCTTCCCAGCACCCCCAGCCCAAGGATGGTCATATCCGTGAAGGTCTTGCTGTGGCTCTATGCCTACCTTTAGTGACGGCATTGGAAAAGCAGTACCATCATCTATAGTTGATACAGTGCCTGATGGTGTGTCTTTAAGCTGATAGGAATTCTCAGGCGCTGGTACATTAACAACTACTGGACTATATGCTTTTCCCTCTTCACTGTACGTTCCATTCTCTGTGGCGGTTAACTGTTCAATAGTTACATCACTTCCACCACCTGCTTTCTTTCTAGCAAGTAAATAATCTATTATCTCCATATAGCCTCCTTACTCCACGGTGTTCCATGTTTCGTTACTTGTATAGATTGCTACGTTACCATTTGCATCATAAGCCACACTACCTGGAGCAATTTTTGTCGGACTTATAATGTCACTTGTTAATTCGGATAAACTGTCTGTATAGACTTCAATATGTGCCTCTGTATCACTTGTTGTATGTCTCTTTTTAATATATACCATTTTGAATTTCCTCCTTTATTATTTAACCAAACTTTATGCCAATTATACTTCGAAGCTCGAACGGACCATTAACACGATCAAGGGAAAATGTTGTATTACTTGGAAACGAAAAATCTACTAGAGCTCCCATACTAAATTGACTGCTGACGCCTGTCGTAATTTCTGATGCTAGTACAGGAATGTACTGGTTCTGAATATTAGTTCCCGCAGATCCATTAGTGAGTTTAAGCATAATAGCATCATAATTTTTCGCACCATCTTTCAACGTAATAGTACCTGCTGCTGTTAATGAACCTCTCCATAAGACTTTTTCCTTGTAACCTCTATATAAATTCCAACCATCTTCAATCTTACAATATAAATCATTAATTGAATTTGTTTTTGTATTTATTAAATCGATTCCAAATGCTGGATCGTCCCAACTATGACTTGTTGGATCAGTACTAAAATAGTAGTCTTTTGAAATACGGTTAACATGTCCAGTAGATCTTATTGTATCTATTACTTTAGTTGTAGTATTATAATATAAGTAGATACAATCTATGTATACTTCATAAGCATAATTATCGTCAAATCCATCATTGTAATCATTTACATTAACAATTAAAAATGCTCCTACACGATCAGATATATATCTCCACGAATTATCATGTTCTGGGAACATAGTACTAAACGGCCCAAACCCATAATACATTCGCTCATCAGCTCCAGGATAGTAATTATAATTGACATTCATCGTTTGATTATTAATAGTGTATGTATCTGCTGCTAATCGTGGAAACTGTGAGGCCGTTATAATATAATCACCTACTTGCATATGTTTCTCCTGATTGGCAACAATTGTTACTTTATTTTGAAGAGATTTTATTATGCCATTAACTTCACCTAACGAACACGTAGCAATTGATCTAAGTTTAGGAACTATATTATCGTTAACGTAAGCTAATGCTTCATCTGCAGTTTTATATCTAGGAATATTTACATCTACTTCTTCACCTTTTGAATTTATAAATTTATCGCTGTTATCTGTACGATACTCTACCCATAAATCCCCTTCATTTCCTTTCGATACTATAGGAGCTGACTTGGCTGTATATATCTTATTGCCACCACCGTCTCCACCGCCACCAGTTTTTCTAGCGCCTAATGTAGATACTGTTGATGCTGTCGCCATTGTGTTTGCTGATGTAGAAGCTAACTGAGATGTTGCGCTCTGATATTCGATTATTGCATTCAGGGTAAATTTTGTATTTTCAGGTTGCGCCATTTCAATTTCTTCTTTAAGTACTGGAAATTTATTTGACGTTAAAAAACCATGTGGCGCTGAAATACAATCAACTACATCATATATATTAAGACTTTTACCATAATATGCCGTTGAATCATAATATCTTAAGTCAAGGGCCGTTATCTCAATAGACTCTTTGCTTCCATCTATTCGCGCTTTCATCTTTGCTAGTTCTGCTTTTGCCTGCTGCTTAAGTGTTTTTGCATCACGAATCTTATCGAAGTTCATCTTACGTGTTATAACACCATACTGTGCTACAAGTTCATTATCTTGTACATATATGGCAGCTGAAGATTTATCATCATTTAAATATAAATCATCTTCGCCTATTGGAATTAATCTAGTAAACATTTCTGTACTATCTATATTTCTTTTAAAATCCAATAAGTTTTCACCAAAGTTTACTGTCTGTTTAACAACAATATCAGGCGAACTATAATCGACAAGATGCTTAATGTAAGTATTCCATGCAGCGTTAACTGTCTTTAAATTATTCGTAGCAGTAACAAGTGGATCATGTTTAGTAGCATAGTCTGCATTACTTTTAATAAGAGCATCTATATCTTCAGAATCTTTAGCGGAATCATAGACTTTTACATACCATTTATTATAAGTTTTCGCTGCAGCATTATATGCATCTTTAGCTGACTTTACATTTGTATTATAATATTGCTTTACAGTTTTAATATTATCTTTATTTACACCTTGTAATAACCAGTTAAGTTTTCTAACTAATAAATTATTTTTATCATATTCATATGTTACAGATAAATATGTATTTGGAATTTTCTCTAACATTGAACTGAAGTATTCATACACAGTTGTAAAGTCTGGACTATCCCATTCTATAAGATAATCATCTTCATCAGCAGCCTCATATGCTTCATGGATAGCCGGAACAAATACGTCACCCAAAACAAACTGATTATGTACATTAGAATTTTCGGCCTGAGCATTATACTTTTCTAGCATCATTTCAAATATCTTAGGACCATTCTCACCATAATAATCATCTTCTATTAATTCAAGAAGTAATTCATCATCGGTTGGATCTACTATATTTGCATTATATACACTATTAGCATAATTCTTTTTAGAGCAGGCTAGATTCTTTTTCGCAGTTTTATACTTATTATATAATGTACCGCTCGATGGAGAACCGCCGTCTTCCCATTCTTTCTTTGCTTTATTAAATGCGGATTCCTTCTTCTTTAAATCAGTCTTTGCATTAGCTCTAGCTGTTTTAAAATCACTAGTATCCTCAAGGCTCTGTATCATAATATCATTAAGATATGATAGAGCACCTTCTGCGTATATAGACTTAGTATTATTCCAGTCCATATCACGAGTGGTTACTCTACCATCCCATATCGGCTCACCGTCTTTAAGAACTATCAAATATCCATTTCTAGGTCTCGTATAAGTATTATCATAACCATCTTGACCTGGCAATACGGAGAATTCTAATGATCCAGCCGCATTAGCTTCTAATGTAAGTTTTGGACTAACTAATGTCTGGCTGGGTTCACATGCATAGTCAGTATATATTGACTTAAATGCTCCCATTTTGAATTTCCTCCTTTATTTAATAACAGTATTTAGTTTTAATGTACGTATATTACCATATCTATCATGGCCGGAGAATACTAACTTGGATATACCCTTAGAACAATTACTGTAATCTACAGACAATGTCCATTTGCATGTGCCCTCTTCAGTCGTGCTATCTGGTACTTTACCTACTTCATATTCTGCTCCTAAACTATCCGTATCGTTATCGCATAAAAAATCATATAGTAATAGTTCTTCAGTTCCATCCATATTAACGATATTTGAACTTCTCTTACGATTGTCGTTAGGGTCGCTAGTATCCACATCATCAAATGCCATATCTCCAGTACCATTATGCAATACAAATGCATTAAATGATGTTGTCTTTCTAGTATCAGCTAGATACATTAATTGACCTAGATAATGATTACCATCAGTATCATATACATGCACTTTGTAAATATATGGAGTATCAGTTGCTGGCGGCGTGTACGATTCATCAATACTTACCGTATCATATATAATCATACCGTCGTCAGTATCTACAATTTTCGTATCATGATTATCATATTTACCGTATTCTATTTCTATGTGATCTATATCCTTTATCGGGAAATTATCTCTAGGTTTATATACAAATTTGACTGGATTTAATTTCGGTAATGTTTTAACTTTATCATTATCCCAATCATAGTATTTCTGATCATACAATCTAAACACTAATCCATAGGTCTGCTCACCATTATAGTAGCATCCTAATGATCGTAGTCCACTTATACTAACTGTAATATATACATTTACTGTATTTAAAGTATCTTTTTCAACGCCCTTAAAATGATAATCATAATCGTCATTTGTGCCCAATTCTCTCCGCATTGTTTTGATATCAAAAGTTATGATTCCTACATTATCTGTTATATTAATATCTGGTTTATAACTTGCCCATGGGTCATTGTCCAAAGATATTAATTCTACTTCTTTACCAGTATTCGGATTGCAAACACGAAAACTAACTTGTCCGTCTTCTTCGTTATAAGGAACAGTCCATTTTCTACATTGTTTATTGCTACCGTCATTAAGATATAGAACGCCTTCAAAAACGCTTTTTCTTGGCAAGGATGCTATATTATCAGTCCACATAATTTCGTACATACTATAACCTCCCTAGTCTGAACATTATTTCAACAGTCATTGAAGTTGTTTTACCACTTATATTAATATCCCAATTGTCATCTGCTTGTCTTATGATTACAGATGGGAATCTTGTTATTTCATCGTTATTATATATAATATTACTTATGGACAACCTATTGCTAAAATCACCATTTGAATAATTTACAACGCATTGATCATTGCTAGTCATTCCTTTAACTCTAAAATATGGACTCTGTGTCATATATGTCACACTGCTTGCCATCGCTTCTTGTAATGTTTTTTTGCTTGAATAT